TTGACCAACACCTGTTGCACCTGATCCTGTAACTGATTCTACTTTTAAAAATCTATCTGCTGTAACGTTTCCTGTTGGAAATTTAAGCGTGTAGCTTTGACCAGCTGAGTGTGGTGGTGATTGTAATTTAATACCATGTGAGTTTGATTCACAATTTAAAATAACTGTACCAGGATTTGTGTTACCACCAATTTCAACAGCACCTGTACCGTTTGGATATAAATCTAAATCTCTGTTTGAAACTGTAATAATTTGTTGATTGTTTGTATCTAAGTTACCACCAAGTTGAGGTGATGTATCATCTACAACATCTCCACCTGTTTGAATTTCAATAATGTCTGGGTTAGTGCCATCATTTGCTGATGCTTGCACCATTGCTGTTTTTTTGTTTGTAGTTGAAAAAGTAAATGTATCACCAGATCCTGATACGTATTTAAACTGAACTGTATAAGCACCTGTTGTTGAATTTTTTAAAATGTAAAATGTTTCTACATCTAAAGGAATTGTTACAATTTGATTTCCTGTAATTGTACCTGTGAACTCAATAAATCTTTGTTGAGCTGTACCAGTTGTAGCTCCATCAGCAACTGTTAACGCTGTTGTTTGTGCTCCTCCAGCAATTGAAACTTGTGCAAAGCCACCCGTTAACTGAGAAATAAGATCTAAGTTATTATTAGTTTTCGTTCCCCATGTACCGGCATTTTCGCCAGTAGCCATTTTTTCTATACCAAGTGGTGTATATGTTGATGCCATATTAAGCTGCTTCTCCTGTTACGTCGTTATAGCTGGTATTTGATCCAGTTGCAACATCTGAATACGATGTATTCGATCCTGTTGGAACGTCACTATAAGACGTATTTGAACCAGTGTCAACATCCTCATAAGCTAAGATAAATAGTTCTCCTAATGTAGATGTTACTGATTGGCCTGTTAATCCCATGACCTGATCAGCAGGATCTATTGTGCCTACATTTGAGCCAAAAGAAACACCAGATAATCCCATTACTTGATCAGAAGGATCTATTGTTCCTACAGAACCACTGAAAGAAACACCTGTTAACGGAATAGCTACTGAACCTGTTCCTTCTATCTGACCTAAACTAAAGTCTGCTTGTAAACTACCTAAAGTAACATCTTCGTTTGGTGCAACTGCTGTACCTTGTGCTGATGTTATTTCAAAACCAGTTGGTAAAACTAAAGTTCCAACAAAAGCAATTGGTTCTCCTAATGTAGAAGTTATTGATTGACCTGTTACTGATACATCTTCGTTTGGTGCAACTGCTGTGCCTTGTTCTGATGTTATTTCTTGACCTGTTAGTCCAACAATTTGATCTGCAGGATCTATTACACCTATTGCTCCTGTAATTTCTTGACCTGTAATATCTGGTATAACCGAAACATCAATTGTAAGTGAACCTGGTTGAGCTGTAAATTGTGAACCTGCTACATCAAATTCTGCACTAATAACATTTGTAATAGTTCCAAGATTTGATGTTGTAGAAACTCCTGTTGGTTCAACAAGAGCTGTGCCTGTAAGTGTTAAAGATCCAACTGTAGATGAAAAAGATACACCTGTTAATGAAACAGTTTCGTCTGCAAGATTTCCCCATTCACCAGAGCCCCAAGATTTTGCACCCCAGCCTGTAGCGAGTAAAGTATCTTCACCCCAATAAGCTTGACCCCAGGTAAACCGGCCCCAACCTGAATCAACCGACATCGTCGGCCTCCTATGCCAATCTTATGATTGCGTTTGATGAATCGTTTGCAGGGAACTGAATTGTGAAAGTTCCGTTCGTTGCAGTTTTATCAGAACCAAAAGCGATAACAGCAACAGCGTCAGTTGTACCTGAACCACCATCTGTTGTTGTGTTGTAAATTAATGCGCCGTTAGCCGTGAAAGAAGCTGATGTGTAAGATACATCAGAAAAATCTGTAAACGCAGTTGTTGAAGTTAAACCAACTCCAGTATTTGTTAAAGCTGCACCGCCCGCAGAGTATGCAGATCCAGCAGTGTTTGTAATTTCGTTTGATGTTGAGTAGTCAGTCGTTGCTGCACCTAGAGTTGCTGAACTTGTGTAAAGTGCAATTTTAAAAGAATGACCACCATTACCAGAAGTTTGGAAATCGTGTTTTCCTTCTAATAATTCTTGTTTAAAACTAGAACATATTGCCGATGTAATTGCCATAATAAAACTCCTAAGGGTTTGTCGATGGTATTGTAATTCTAACTGTGCCATCCGTATAATCGTCTCTTTTACGTCTGCCAAGTTGTTCAATACCAAACTTGTCTAATTCCTCTTTATACTTATTTTGGTAAAGTGTCAACATATCTACTGGGCCTTTTAAAAATCCATACGCTTCTACTAGGCAGGCATATAATAGACCATTTCCGAAGTATTGACTGATATATGTTGTTGTATTTGAGCTAGATAAACCATCAGGAATAGCCTCATAATGTATCTTAAAAACATAAGTATTATCTGGTGCTGGGGCTAAAAATAGTCTGCCAGATGTTGTATCTGTTACACCAGTTGCTCCTCCAAACATCGCATAATATTTAGGTTGACCTCTAGCTGAAGTTTCTGTTGAAGGCACATATTCTTGTAGGTAAGATTCATCTTTCTTTTCTAACCATCTATTACTACCTGTAGAAGCAGATGTTGAATCATAAACTTGCACACCTTTTACAAATATAGTTTTTGCAGGAACGTTAATTGTATTTTGTCCTGTAACTAAATTACCTGTAGATTGTTTTTTGTATGCATCAATTGGTGCATCTCTAAATATTCTAAGTTCTGCATTTTCAATAAATTGATCTGTAATAGTAGAAGTTAAAACATTAGTATCTACCTCAGTGTAGTTTTGAATTGCTGTTGTTAAAGTTGCGTATGTAAATCCTGCCATTATGGTGTTAATGTAACTGGACCTGCGGTCACTGACATTCCTCCTGCTCTTTCAGTCACAGTAGGAGTTGATCCTAGTGTGAATGTATAATTATTTGTTCCTGTTACTGTTATACTAAATCCTGATGAATTTTCAAACACAGTAAAAGCTAATCCTCCTGGTGAACCATCTACATTTCTAAAAACCACTGTATCAGAAGTTGATCTTCCATGACTTGGTTCTGTCACCGTAATTGTTGTGCTTCCAGATGTAATATTAAAAGGATTACCAGGTAATAAATTTTGTGAAGCCGGTTCTGTTCTAGCAGGTTTTGCATTTTGTAAACCTTCAGGATCAGCACCATGTGCTCTTGGTTCTAATTGTGGCTGTTTAGGTTCAAACTCAGATATGTGAACTCTAGAACCATTCCATTCTTTAACCATTTCAGAATATGGAAATTCCATACCAGATCTATCTGATATAAATTTTGCGTATTTACCTTTTGCGAAATTAGACATTTGGATAATAAGTTTTAGGGGTTATATATGAACTTGAAGAAGAACCATCTTCAGCTAAAGCTCTTTGTAATTCATCTTCGTATAATAGTTTCATGTTTTGAGTTAATTCTGGTTTAAATTTTTGTGATAAATAATAAGCTAAACCTGATGCCATACAAGGTACAAATCTATAAGGTACGTCTGTTGCATTAGTGTAATCACCAACATCTTGTATTCTTTTTACATAATAATAATTAATTGTATTACCTGCTTCTGTTGAACCAGGTGTTAAATATAAAGTGATTGTAACTTTATCTATAAATCTTTGTACAAAATATTGTGATGGTGTGCCTGTTGATGTTTTGTTAGAAAGACCTTGATATGTAGATCTATTTATTTTTGTAAGAGGTGTATCAACATTTGATGAGTTTCTGTAAACAGCTTCTAATACATCATCTACACCATATACAGCAGTGGCATCAGATGTTCCATCACCTGTTGATCTAAACATTGTGTAGGTTGCTTGATTATTAACTAGTGTAATTGAGTTATTTGCTACTTCCCAATAATGAAGTCCTCTGTTACCCCACTCTTGAAACATAATATTGAGAGATCTTCTTGCCATACGTAACTGATTACCAGATACGCCTTGCATACCTATTCTCTCAAATGCCTCTTCGATTATTTCATCGATAGCAAAGTTTTTATCAAATACTGTTGTACCAGAAGTAGTGTTAGCCATCTAACCTCCTACTTGTCTATCAATAACGTAG